CAGCATAAGAAAAGAATAAATAATAAATAAACATATCAGCTTCTGTTGTTACATTAGCCAATACAGCTAAAGGGTAGCTTATTGCTACAGTTACAAATATAAATACATGACTACCAAGCCCTTCTTTACTTATTGTGGAAGAGAATTCCTTACGAGCCCAGCTTCTGATATATCCTAAAGTAATATCAAGAATAATCACCCAGAATGTAGCAGCTACCATAAGATGTTCATCAATACCATGACTGTAGAAGTCAGCGATATATCCTATGAGTCTACCCAATCCATCTGCTGGGGGGTGTGTCGATGTGAGTAGATACAACAATGTTACTTACCTCCAAGAGGGAATTGTACAACGTCAGAACAAATATCTTTATGAATTGTTCCAATGTTATTATCTTTGTTTAAAATAACACTACTATCTGGAGTGACATTGTGTGTACGTGCCTCAGCATGCTCACTCATATTAGCCATTCCGATAGTAGTTGTGCCGACGAGGCCAGCCAATGCAATTTTTGTATTGAGTCTCATGATAACCTCCTTTTCTAGATAGCGAATGTAAATACATATTTTAATACTTTTCCTTTTTGTGCACCAAGTAGGTGTAGATAACCATCGGGGTTAAACTGCAACATAATTAGATCTCTTGGGTCTGTAGTGAAATATGGGGCAGATAACATAAGTGAACCAATAAAATTCTTACAGAATCCATCTGGGAATTTAACATTACAGTTACCAGTTTCAGTAAATGGGTCTGCTATTAGTTTGCAATGGACGACATTATCAATAAGTTTATACATACAATATAAACCATTATTGCCGTTTATTCTAATCCATTCAGGTTCTTTCTTAACAACGGTGGATTCTTGTTGTAATGCAACCCAGTTAGACCATTGATTACCACGTTTTTGTCGTGTGTAAATCTTGTCATTGAAGAATGAATTAGCTTGTTGCATAACATACGTATCTGCATTCGCAATAACCGTAAGATACCACCATTGTAAATCATTGTTAGGCATGTTAGAACAATTATTAACATTGTAGAAACCTGTCTTTAGGATAGTGTTGGCATCGCCAGAATTATATTTAATACAAGTACCATTAGCTTCAGTGATTTGATGATTTTGGATTTCTTTATTTTTAATACGATAAACACCAGCTTCAATACTTACATCACCAGGTGCCACTTGTACTCGATAATTATTGTTATTGTGTACCATACCGATACCGACACCTTCTCGATGATACGAAATAGCAACTTCTTCGGTTCCTATTGGATAATCATATGATACAGGAGGTGACAACTTGTCTGAGATAGTAGCACGAATAACAAAAGACGATTTAGGTGTAAAGTCTCCCCGTAAAGACGCAAGTCTATTTAAAGCTTCCATTGTTTGATTAGATGCAAAATCTGCATCGCCACCATTAAGCGTAAATGTTTGACCTCCATCTGAGGACGTTGAAAATCGAACAGTAATGCTGTTTTTCTGATTACCGTTGATGTTTAGATTAGCTACTTTACAAGTCGTTCTTGTATTGATTATAGACGCATTCCGTCCAACACGTTCTGCTGTAAATAGAATTGTAGGTGAGAAATATGGTAACACTTTTACAGTTTTTGTTTTGATATCGGATTTAATACCACGTTCATCAATTATATAAGCAGATATAGTTATATCGCCTACAAAATTCATTAAACCAAACTTACCATTGTTGGAATCTACTGATAAGTTCTTACCTACAATTTCCGCATGATAACGATTGACTGATGCACCAAAACTACCAACAACGTCTTTAAAATTACATTGTATGTTTGATAAGATTTGTAAGAATACATTAGGCGTTCCTAAAACATTCTTAACGTTTTGGTTTGTCTCTACTAATTCTATATCGGTGAAAGTTGGTTTAGATGAAGTACCTTGTGGAGCAACGTGAATACGGATTGGCACACGAACTGTAGATCCTACTTTATTGCCACCGTTATAGGTTTCAATATCAATTTCACCAGTACCAGACGTCGCAGTAGACGGAATCTGGTTGATAATATCCGTAGGAATTGTCCATGTGTATGTAGTATCCACATTAGTCGCAATATCACGCCATACAGAACCAAACCCAAAACGAAGTTTGTGCTTGAAATTATCTTTTTGACGTTTGATATTGATTGTTAATGGTTGACCAAAATACCCATCATAGTGTTCTTCAACAGACGTTGACGCAAGAGCTAAAGGTGGTGGTGTTAAATAAAAAGGAGCAATTTCCAATCGATTTGGAGAATATCCACCTTGTCCATTAAATACAACACTAACTTTTGCAGTTTTAATACCTTCAGAGTTGTGCCATAGATTATGTCCATTTTGGTCAATAAGTGTAATCTCACTATTAGGATTAATAGCACTACAAGCAAAAGGAATTTGTCGGTCATCGAATTGAATATAACCTGTACAATTATATCCGCTAAATGACCAACCTCTTGATGTTAAGAATAACCGAAGTCTATAAGTCGATATATTCTTTTCACTACTTTGACTAGTTAAATCGACCCATAGTTTTAATCTATACCCTCGGTCGTCATTACTCCAATGTTCTGACATTAGTTACCTCCCACATTGATATCACCGACATATCGGATAACATTCATATCCAAATCAGCGAAATATTGTTCAGTCCTATAACGACCTACTTGAATAGTTTTAACAAAAGTACCATTGTCAATATACAACATACCCTTGTCAATATACATGACCTCTTTACCAGAAGAAAACATAGAAATACGTCCTGCTGGTGAGAACATAATTGAACTAGACCCATCTGTTTTACCGATTGTAAGACCGTCATTAGATTGTGTAATGAATGAATCAATAAAGCTTGTCTTAGCCGCCATATCGCCTAAACTAGTTTCAAGTTGTATAATACGTTGTGATTGCATTACTAGATCGCTTTCGGCTTTAATACGATTAGTCTCGTTTGATTTAAGATAGTTCTTATAATCTGCAATCCAAGCTCGTACTTCATCTGCTGCAGCCTTAGCTTGTAATTCTGCACGCATTTTAGCATCTTGTTCAGCAAGAAGTTGTAGTTGTTGAACAGTTAAAGCACTGTCGGCTTTAGTTTCAATTACATCTGATAAATCATAAGGTGAAGCTTGCCATACACGAGGTGTAGCTCCTTCATAAACGTCTAGTTCGGTAAAGAATAACATTGACGTGCTGTTATCGGTACATCCCCCATTATCGATACGGACAAAACCTTCATCGCATTCACCAGAATTGAATATGTTTTCAAATCTTACAACTTGAGTTGTAGATGGTGAACCGTTGATGGATTTAACATTTACAACTTTGGTAAATGTCGCATCTTCTCCAATCTTACGACCTAAGAAATAGATATCAACTTTTTTAATATTACCAGTCCCGAACATTGACACATTAAGAGAATATGTGGTATTTCGTTTAACTGGGAATCGCATTGTCGCTGCAGGAATATCACCGTTGATATCATTAGTCAGTAAGAACATTTCCCTTGAATTATTATAATAAAATCCATGTTTAGCTACACGTAATTTATTATTAGGTTGTCCGTATTCCCAATACCCCCAATTGTTAAGGTTCTTAGGAAATGCTGAGTTTCTAACAAGGTTATCACCACCAATAACGATACCACCAGTCATATCAATCCAAGAATATCGACTTGGATCTCTAGAATCAGCAGCTTCGAAATCAGTATAATGACCAATGTATCTGAATTTATTGTTAGTATTAACTAAACTAAAATCAGAACGACCATCAGCAGAATTTGCATAAGCGAAATGCACATAAGGCGTTCTACCATCAGCACCAGGTTTACCAGGAACACCAGCTTGACCATCCTGACCACGCCATTTAGTCCAACGATATTTTCTTTTATCGGTTGAGTCTTGTTGAATATTGTCAACATACATACCAATATAAAGCTTGTTAACATCAGTCTGACTAAAACCATCACCATTTTGATTATCGGCATATGCAATGTGAGTATAAGATGAAATACCATTTACTCCATCACGACCTGGAAGTCCTTGATCGCCTTTAGGGCCTTGTAAACCATTAATACCATCACGACCCGGTCTACCGTCTTGTCCATTCTTAGATACGGTGTAGACAGACTCTGAAGTATTATCAGTGTAAGTCAAGGTCATTCGCATCCAAGTGAAATTGAGTTTCTCAGTTGGGACTTGTCTAGACCAACCACCAGTAGGTCTATTAACACCATCGTTAGAGACAGCGTAGTCGACAACAGTGCTTCGAATACCAACACCATCTTTACCAGGGATACCATTTAGACCGTCATTACCATTACGAGGAATATAGACTTTCTGAACACTAGTCTCAACTGTGTTGTCAGTATAAGACCAACTTGTCTTAGTCCAGAACCATTTCTCTTTTACAAGAGTAGGAGGTTGTTCAGTCCATGTTGTAGGTTCGGTCTTGTCTGAATCAGATATACCATAACGAATGGTTGTTTGTCTAATACCAACACCATCTTTACCAGGTTTACCATCTCGACCAGGAGCTCCATCGTTACCATTACGACCATCTGCTCCTTTAGGGCCTTGTTCACCACGGTCACCTTTAGGACCAGTTTCACCCATCTTAGCTACTGAATATCCTTGTTCTGTAGTCCCATCAGAATAGAACCATGTAGTTCTAGTCCATAGGAACTCACCTGGATTTACAATAGGAATATCAGGTGTCCAAGTACCGTCTTCAAATACGATATTCTTAAACCAAGTGATATTACCGTTGTGGTAACTATTAAGACGAATTTCATAGTCGCCTGTAGGTCTATTGTGAGTGTATTTTGTACCTGAACCAGTATTTGAGTCTGAGATAATTGCCCAAGTTGAGAAAGTAGGATTTACAATCCAAAGAGTAGCATTATTACTACTTTGTTCGAGATTATGAACATTAGTCCATACTCCATTCGTCTCAGCAGATAGGATATAAGTCTTACCTTGTTCAAGACGAACAAACTTACCAGTCATAACATTGTTATCAATGATTGTACGAGACGGTCTAATCTCGTCTGGGAAAGATGCAACAATACGACCTTCAGGTTTATTCACACCATTGTTGGATTTGCAATATCGCAAAGTAGTATTGATAATACCAACACCATCTTTACCTGGAAGACCATCTGTACCATTAGACCCATTCTGTGGAATATAAGTTTTCTGATATCCAATCTCACTTGTATTATCAGTATATGTCCACTGAGTTTTAGTCCAAAGATATTTACCTTTAACAAGAGTTGGTGGTTGAGGAGTCCAGTTAGCAGGTTGGGTATTCTCGTTGTCTGAAATACCATAAGTGATATTTGTAGAACGAAGACCTACACCATTCTTACCAGCAATACCATCATTACCACGGTCACCTTTGTCACCCTTATCACCTTTGATTTTAGTCCAAGTATATCTTGTAGGGTCATTACTATCTGTTTGTACAAAGTCAGTATATTGACCAAGATATTCCTTGTTCGTACCATCGCTCACATGAAAGTCTTTACGACCATCAGCAGAGTTGGCATAGGCAATATGGATAAATGTTTGACGACCATCGCGTCCTACAGCACCAGGCGTACCAGCGGCGCCGTCTTGTACGTTAGAGAATGTAACTTCAGTTGTTGCGATTAATGCGCCTTTTTTAGTTGTTACTGTAGCGTAATACGTAGCCGTTTTGACAAAGTCTGTTGTGGATACTGAGATTTGTTTGTTGGTAGAAGAGAAGTCATTAAACCCTGTTTCATTACCATGTTTCATTTTCCATGAAATTGCGTAATCATCAAGGTTGAGTTGTTCAGTTCCTTTGAGTAATTTCAAACTTACAGCAGAAATACCATAACCATTAACAAACTGAGTACCGTTGCTGGTTGAAGGAATTAGAGAATATGCGTCCTTACCATCTTTTACAGTAAAGATTGTTAAGTCATTTTGAAATACAACTTCGCCATTATCCCAACCCTTAACTTTAACAACAATCTTTTCTTGTCCAGCGTAATCTTTAGACTTGATGTCTAGAAAATCACCAGAACCGATAACTTGGTCGTTTACTTCATAAGTGAAATATCGACCAGTATCTTCTTTCTGTAATTTGCCACCTTTATACAATCTAGGATAGAGACGAGTCTCATCATCGAGGGACTTGAACGCAACACCGTTCGAAGTGAGGACACTCATTGTATATGGTTTAGCATCTTCAATCATACGAGCATACCTGTCCAGCATGGAGCTCGATAGTTGGCTTGCCATTTCGACAACATTGGATACTTCAATCTTGTATAACAATGGTTTAGATAAGGAAGTGGAAATCTTTTCAACACGAACGCGAAGTAAAAGACCGTTTAGGAAGTTATTATCTGAAATATAGATAACATCACCTACCGTCAGTCTATACTTCTTACGAATCTTTTCGCCATCCAACTGAATTGTGTATTTCTTGACACCGTAGGCATGTTCCATCAATGCTTTAAGACCAGCTTGATAAAGTCCTTCATGGTCTGAAGCGTCTAAATCAGTCTTAATCTCTTGTACAGTCCAGTTATCACACTCGTTAGCGTGAATCATAGACGGGTACTCAAGCATTGCTAGAGGAGCATACATTGTTGTGGAATTACGCATCATGTAGAACTCATTGTGTTTACCATCTGAATGTTTAACAATATAGTTCTTTCTAGCACGATAATAATTACCGTCTTTATCTTTAATCTTAACAGCTGTGTATTGTTTGGTTCTGTCATGAGTATAAGACACACCTTTTACTTGTCTGTCCATATACAGCATAACATCTTCACGGTTTGTACCAATACCAGAATATAAATCTGTATTAGTTTTAGCTTTAAAGATATTAATCCTAATATCTTTCAAGCCTCGACCATCTTCAAACATTGTAGGAATGATTTGGCATTCACCACCGAATGTTTCAACAAGGTTTAGGATTGTACCATAGATATTAGTTGAACTAGAAATAGATAATACTTTCTTAACATCAGCCAGTTGATTGACGTTAATACGAATCTTAGTTCTAGTAAAAGCTTGACACAGATCAAGATATTCTTCGATGGTATAAGACATTGGTTTCTTTTCATCTTGTTTGAATTCTTTAGGATATTCATTGAGCAATTCCATAGATGCATTTTCACACTGGAACGTCATTGAATAATCGTTTTGTGTCATATTACGAACACTCATAAGGAAGTCCATATCCTCAAATGTAAAAGATACGAACATATTAGCCTTCAAGTGTTGTAATCTATCTTGTAATCTTTCATTTACAAATTTATCGACAGTGAAGTCAAAAGTAGCAGCATCACCCTTCAAATACATTTCTAGAGTGTCGTTGTAGAACTTCAAACTTCCTGGGATGGAGTTATCAAGATGGTCGACAACTTCCAGATTATTATTATGAATTGTAATCCTCATTTTGATTTTTCCTTTACTGTAGATATTGTTCGTTGAAATCTATTTCTATTTCAGGTAAGTCACCCTTCATCCAGCTAGAGAAACTGAACTGCAACTTAGATTTACCCTTAGGTAGAATGACCCAATTAGAACCTTTAACGACTTCGGATTGTGAGATGAATCCTTTCTCAGAAGTACCATCTGGAGATATCCATACTTCGCCATTCCAGTTGTCAATAGTTACAATAGAATTAGGTTTGTACTTATTATCAACATTGGCATAGCGGTGAGTGTTAAGTTTAGTGAAACTCAAAGACTCAAGAGCCATTACTTCGACTTCGGGCACATTATAAACATGTCCCATTTGGATAACAATCTTACTAAATCGCATTGTCTTTAGTTTTTCATTGGTATATCCCCACAAATGCCCATCCAACATAAAGGTTAATTTAGAACCTTCTTTCATAAACCAAACATCACCAGTTCTGGTATTGAATGATTTATTAGCTGGTTCGTATTCGCCATTGTTAGCATGGAACTTACGCATCTCATACCACTTTTCTTTACCTTGTTCATCAACCTGGAAGTTTGCAGTCATGACATTACCAGAACGGTCTGTCTTACCAATTTCATATTGTGCAATGACCTCATTACGGTCACTGATTACACCAACACGAATAACTCCAGTTTGTCCAAGTTGTAAAGCGTGAAATTTAGCATTAAAATCGACACGGAAATCTGTACCACCTTTAACACCATCACGGTCTGCAGGGATATCAATATATCCGATAGCCTCAGCCCATTTGTTTTCAAACCCCTTTTCATCATCGCCTGGGTAATGCACACCATTTGTAATATAGTCCGCAGCACCAAAGCCTGATGAAGGGTTGTGTTTATGAGCCATTTCTTTAACCACAAGTCTATTTACAATTTGTGATTTTTCTGTCGGAGCAATACCAAGAACAGGTCTACCACCAAACTGATGACGCCCTTCCTTTAACATACCCCAACCTTTAGGGCCAAAATCACCCTTCTTAATTTGTAGAAGGATTTCAGACCCCGTACCGTCAACATAACGAGGAGTACCTTCTTCAGTAGCCTGAGTAGACCCTAATTCCATTACTCCATTTTGATTTACGATACCAATCCAACCAATGTTAGTCTTATTCTTAATTGTAATAATGGGATAAGCTTCAGTATTAGCTGGGTTGTTAATGTCAACGTAAATACATTTTGCTTCGGTATCCTTTGTAAATTTCGCATACTCAGTTTGTGGGCCTTCACTAGACACAACAATACCAGCATCCGAATGCCAAAGTCCGTCAGGAACAGTGAATGAGATAGTCCCACTCGCTTGTTCCTCTTTAAGACTTTCAGTAAATGAGAATTGACCTTCAGAGATTACATCGTAATATCCGTTAGGCTCATCCTCAAATCGTAGATGTCTTGTCCCGTTTGGGAAATCAAGAGCACCTGTCATTTCACGTCTAAAACGAGCACGTTGGTTTGTATCAGCAAAAATCAAGAAATCAATCTTGATAGTTTTAGCACCTAGTTTTTGATAGGCATGCTGAGTACCATAACGGTCTGTACCAGTAGACGTTGTATTAGTTTTAGCACCACCAAGACCTCTATCAATCTTGGTAACACCACCACGATAACGTTCGATGATCTCTGTTATATTGACTTGGTCTGAACCTTCGCCCAACAGAATATCGAAATATAGTTCAGTAGAACCACTCATTAAGTGATACCTCCATTAATTCGGTCTTGACGAGCTTTGTATTGTAATTGTGCATCCGCCATACCTGGAGCAAGCACATTGTTAATACGTTTACCATCAATGTAAGTGTTAAGAACTTGACCTTCACGAAGAAGACCAGCTTGTTCTTGATTAACAACATTAAGTTCACCCATTTGTCCGTTAAGTGTTTCAACTTTACCGATAAGAGTGTTAATATTGTCTGAGTTTGTAAGCATTTGTGCAACTTGTGGATTAAGCAATGAGTATTGTAGGTTGAGTGCGGTCTGTCCTGTCAAGAGTCCAGAATAATCTGTAACAGCTTGTAGAGCAGATGTCTCAACTTGACTCATATCAAGGATAGGTTTGATTTTAGGATTAATATCCATATTGTCATAATCCATATCATTGACTCTATCAACTTGATTTTGAATTTCGCCCATCAAGTTATCCATTGCCCCAATTACTGTAGGTGCGGCAGAACCCATACCACTAGCAATTGTTTCTACAATAGTTTTACCAGAATGCTCAACCTTACGCCAACCAGCTCCAGACATTGGCCCTTTCTTGGCTGGTGAGTTAGGAATATGCGCTTTAACTGTAGCCCAAAGGTCAGAGATAGCACTTGTAGCTTTACCGATAGCACTACGAATACCACCAGCAATAGCATCAACCATAGAAGTACCTGCGTGTGTGAGTTTAGAAATAACTCCACCGTCTGGTGTCATTGCTGATTTGGCAGCATCAAGAACGCTTTTAGCAGCATTTGAAACAGGATTTCTACCTTGGTCAATACCACCTTTAAATGTTCCAGACATCCTGTTACCGTGACCAGTAACATCGTTTTGTCCGAACATTCCTTTAGCACCGTTTACAACACCACTAGCAGCACCAGAAACCATACCAAGTAAAGCACTGATACCTCGTCCGAATGTGCTTGAAGTGTTGTTACCTTGTGATGTCATATTGGCAGAACCAAAACGTCCACGAGCACCATTCACTACACCATCAACCGAACCAGTTACATTTCCTAGTCCATTTTGAATTCCTGTAGCATAAGACCCAATGTTGCCCAAACCAGCAGCCTCGAATGATTGGTTCATTTCCATAGACTGAAGTTTAGTTGAGATTGAGTTGATAGTTGCGATAATATTATCTACAGCTACTGATGCTTCAGGGCCAACAGCAGGCATAGACTGCAAGTTAGTTGCAATATCTTTAACCTTGTTGATGATTGAATTCATGTTACCCATGTTAGTGACAGCAGTCTCATCAGGAGCAGAGTCACCCATAGATTTAGCCTTGTTCATGATGGTCTTGACTTCTTCCATCTTTTCACTAACACCTTTGACATCAATAGATTTCATACTTGATGCAGATTTAGACGCATCAGATACTGAAGCAAGAGCTTTAGCACCGTTCTTAATACGTGTTACCGCACCAGAGCCATCTG